TCCAAGCTAATCAGAATGTCAGACTTTCAACTATATTCAAGGTATTCCTACGATGAGAAAAAAGATATTGGGATGTGCTTTGGTATAGAAGCTATCAGAAGAACTTTAAGATGTCTAACGAGAAGAATATCGTACTAAATAGCTGACTATGAAATGTAACATATACTATCATGTGAAAGGATCTGGATACTAAAAGAGACTTACACATGGTATTGGTAACAGAGATAGACAGAAGAGAGCAAGAAGAACAAAATAAGAGTGCATTTATGGCAAGTTATCAGCCTTTAATGGAACAAGCTAACGAATTTGGGAAGATACAGCTAACTAGAGACTTTGCTAAAGTTATGTGAATGGATGATGAATTGGTAAATTCAATATACGATTATCCTCCTGAATATGATAAAGCAATGCTAGACTTAGAACTACTGAATAATAACGAGGATGTAGGAGAAATCACAGATATGGCAGAAAATCACAAGATATATATTCAGGTTTATCAGCAAGCATTAGATACAAAAGCAAAAGCTAAAGCAATAATGAGAAGAAAACAAGCTCTTATTGTGAGCTGACAAGCTAATCAGAATGCTATGATGCAAGGAATGACTCCACAGAATAACTGAAGCACAAATCAACTAATAAGCAACTACATATCACAAGAGAATCAAGCAGCAAATCAACCACAAGCTTTATGACCTACAGCATGAAATGACATACCAACAACTGAATAAGAATGATGAGTGAATAATAAAAGACTGACTAAATTCAGACTTTTGGAGACTTATCAATGGCTATCTACAGGATAGAAAGGAAGAACTACAGACTGGCATCTTATCATGAATAAGTGAGGATAAGAGTAAGTCCATCTTTAACAGAAGAGATATGGAACTGAAAGAATTGGAAGATATTGATGACTTCCTACAGATACCCAACTATCTCTTAACAAGGATCAGTAATCAAACTGATATATCGGTGGAGGATGACCACTAATCAACATCTTTTTATTTGGTAAACTAAACAATCATGGCGAAAATCGTTTATGATGATTGAAGCGAGAGGGACTTCAACGAGGAAGACTTTATCTCAAGAGATGAGCTTTCTGAGAATTACATTTCTAAGGATGATGTAGCTGAAAACTATGTCTCTAAAGAACTGTATGACAAAAAGAAAAAGCAAGCTAAGGAAGCTTTCAAGCAGAAAGATTTAGCTGATAGAGCTAATGCTGAAGTAGACAGAGCTGAATTAGAGAAATCTATTGAGGAGAAAGTAACCTTTAAGAGCAAACACGGATTTGAAGAAATCCCAGAGGAGATTCAGAATATCCGTAATGCTAATCCTAACTTAACATGGGAACAAGCATTTAGAGTAGCTGATTATCATGATGCAACTACAACTAATCCTAACCCATGAAGAGAAAAGGCACAAGCAATTGAGAAAACTGACTTTACTTACAACGAACTAGCTGATTTGGCAGACACTAATCCTACATTGTATGATGAAGTAGCCAAGAAGATAGAGAGCTGAGAGTATAGACAGATTTAATTCATTTATTTCATAAGTATGGCTATCAAAAAGAAAAAGGTAGTGGAGAAAACTGTGGAAGATATTACTCCTGAAGTAGTAGAAGAAATAGTTACTCCTAAACAAGAAGTCAAAGAATGGACTTATGATGAACTTGTACTCTTACCTAGAGCTGAATATCTACAAGTACAGGCAGATATTAAAGCAGGAAGAGCTAAAGTAAAACAACAATAGACTGAACTACAATGAGGGAAGAACTAAATCATTTATTTAGTTTTAACCTTATTTAACATGGCAAACACTGATAAAATTAGACTTATTTTGGAGGCAGAATTAAGAAGAAAATTATCTGATACTCCTAAAAAACCTTTTATGAGATTCGCTAACTACGAATTTGAGGGACAAATCAAAGCTGGTGGAGATACTGTAAGAGTACCTATCTCTCCAAAAATCACTTTAACTGATGTATCTGCTCTTAATAGTGGAGATATTAGAGCTACTTCTATCGCTGACATTACTGCAACTGATAGAACTGTAACTCACTCTGATCTAGTAGTAAATAAATTACATCAGTACAGAGAAAAATTCTCAGACTTGGAAGAAATCCAAACTCTATACTCTATCAAAGGAAACAGATTACAAGACCTTTTGAATGGTATGGATACTGCTGTAGAAAGCTCTATCATTACTATGTTGGATGCTTTCTTCACTGCTCACTCTAGTCAAGTAGTAAGTGAATCTACTTTAACTGCAAGCAATGTAGCTGAAAAGATTATGGCTCTCAGAACTAAATTATCTGAAGCTGAAGTACCTATGGATAACAGAATCCTTATCGTATCTCCTGCTGTATCTGCTGTAATAGCTCAAGCTGGAATCGTAGCTGGAACTGAAGTAGCTGCTGATGCTGCTATTGAATGATGGCTTGGTAAATTCGCTGGATTCTCTATCTTTGAATCTAACTTAATCCAAAAAGGAGACTTATATGCTTTCAGAGCTAAGAGTTACAACTATGTAAGACAACTCTTCAAAGCTAAAGTAACTGAAGCTGAAGCTGGAATGTACTACAACATCCTTGGACAAATCGCTCATGGAGGTAAAGTATTTGACCAGAATGCTGAACAACTATACAAGATGGAAGTATCTGGATTAAATCCAACTCCTACTGAAACTCCAACTCCTACTGAAACTCCAACTCCTACTGCTTAGTAGAAAATAAGATGGGAGGATAATCTCCTCCCCTCTTTAATAAATAGTCAGACTTTTAACTTATTATTTATTATTGAGCTAATGACATTACAAGATCTATTTGTAGAAGCTTATGAAGACACAAATACTTCTACAGCTAACTATCCTTATTCTAAAGCATTGATTAAATTCAATGAAATCTATGAGGAAGTATGGAGAATGATAGTAACTACTCAAGAAGACTATTTCTGGACTTATTGGAATACTGATCTACAGCAATGAGCTAGAGAATATAAAGTAGAAAGAGAAGAAACTTCTTACGAAGATAGTCAAGGTATAACTCATATAGTTCCATGAATAGCTAAAGTAAAGAAAGTAATAATCTGGACTGATGAAGATAATTCTTATGAATTACAAGAGCTATCAGATTTAGAAGAAGATTATGGATTAAAATGATGGAAGCTAAAGGATAATCATATCTTTTTGAACTTTACTCCAGAAGAGACTATTGAATGAGGATTAGAGATACAAGGAATCCAAGCTATAAATAACATAAGTGGAACTTTATCAGAATTAGATGTAAAGGATACAGTATTTCCATGACATTCAGACTTAAAAGATTTCTATAAAGTGATAATGCATGGACTAAAAGCTGAACTACGAGACCATAAACAAGATTTTGAGAAAGCTGATAGAGAAAGAAATAGATATGCTGAAGAACTAGAAAAAATGAAGAGATATATAACTCAAAGAGTGCAGTCTATTTATTATTCTGATGTAACAAAATAATGGCAATAGATAACCTAAACTATATGTCAAGCTGATTACCAGCATGACAATTAACAGATAAATATTCAAGCCAACCATGATGTCTAAAGTCTAAAAATTTAGACATCTTTTCAAGTAGTAAAAGTGTGAAAGCTACAGCATGGAGTGAAGCTACTACATGAGATGCAGATGTAATTAAACAAGACTGAAAGCTATTACTAAAGACTGACTGAAAGGTATATGAAAGAGAGAATGGGACAGATACTCTACTTGTAGATCCAAGTGTAAATTTCCCTGTATATAAAGTAAGTTATAACTGAGAAAACTGAACTTATGCAGATGCTCAACGATGAACAGCACAAGACTTAGTGGCTAAATATGATGGGGATGAACTAAAGTCTTTTGTAGTATTTACTGATAGAGCTAGTTATACTTGGAGTGCAGTAAAATATACTGCTAATAAGAGCTTTCAATCTATAGATAGTAGGTTTACACAGCAGTCAGACAGTCCATATAATTATTGATATGTTTTCAAGAAAAATACGAGTTCCTGAAGTTCATGACAGATAATGATTAGAGTAGATTCAGCAATGGCTAATGTACCTATTAGAATATATGCAGCACAAAATAACTCAAGTAATACAGATATAACATTAGATTCAGTAGTAGTAAGAAGACATCAATATTATTATGATGCTCAAATGGATGGAATGGTTACAGATAGCACATGGCAGGATCAGACTATAACATTTTCATGAGATATAAAAGATAGTGGATGAGTATTACTAAATATACCTGTATGACCAACATATAGTAATTGGAGAACAATTACTCTTACATTTAAGTTTACACAGCATGAATGAGTAAGTGATTATGCTTGGAGTGGGGAGTTCTATATAGATATGAACTGATGACCTGATGAGAGCTGGGAAATGAGATGAGATCAGGCAGACTGAGATTATAACGAATACTACTCATATCTACCTGTAAGAAATAGAAGTCTGACTCCTGTAGGAGAATATTACTGGATGAAAGGGACTAGCTTCCAACCATTATATACTTGGGCATGAACTTGGGTAGATGTAAACTGAGAGAAGAAAGTAAGATATGACTTTACAGCTTATGCATGATGGGAGAGTAATGTATCAATGGACATAGTATGAATGATAGCATGGAATGAACAAGTATATATGATAGGGAATATGGACTGAAACTGATATATTATCCCTTGCGATTTATCATGATGAAAGGGAACTCCATATATAGCTTACTGATGCACATTTACAGGAGTAGAAAATATTGACTATTTACTCTATCTAGTATGAGAAGATAGAGGGATTAGTACATTATGGGTATTTAATCAGCAAGAATTAGTGCCTGTAATATGAGGGAATAAAGAAAATCTGGATACTGACCTTGTAGGAGTAGATGAACAGTATAAATTTGACTGAAAAATAATAAATTGGAGAAAAAATCTGATTCTTACTACTAAAGATAACAGAATATTCCAATACTGACAGACCTATTGAGGTAAAGGATGAGCTTTTGTGCATCAATTACCTACAAATGCAGTAATAACATGACTAAAAGCTAACTGAAACGACCTAGAAGTGAATTATAGCATAACAGTAAACGATACAACAACTAACTACACTATAAAATATCAGGATGATATAGCAAAAAAGCATTATAATACTGAATGGGAAGCAGTTTATCCTATCGTACTATGAAACCACCTACTAGAGAAAGAAGAATCTGACTTATTTACTTCTTTTATCTTGCCAGCTGCTTCAACTAAACTAGAATTTTGGGGAATGGCTAATCATTATCACTTCCGAACATTTACAAGTGAAGATAATACTACTCTATCAGAAACAGAGAACTACAAAATCAAATGAACATCATGAACTTATGCTTTGAAGTTTATAGAGAAGAATGCGAATCAATATACCTTTAGATTAGAGTGAGATTTACCAGTTATTACCACAGGCGAAAAACAAATAATAGATAGTGAGAATACTGTAGTGATAAATTATTCAGATTTCAACCATTTTAGAAGAATTTGAATTATTGAGACCGATAAATACTGGGAATGAGATTTCAGATTTCATAATCTTAACAACAAGCTAGAGTTACCAAAATCTCACAGCTTACAGATAATGGTAAAAGGTAAGGGAACAGCTAATTATACTCCAGAATTATTTGCTTTAGATTTAGTTGCTAATCAGAGAGAAAGATGATAGTATATGCATGAAAGCAATTCTGAAATGATTTCAATAATGGGGATGAAGCATTATTCCAAGATGCCAACCGACCAAGAGATAACGATAAATTCAAGCTACAAGCAGGGATACAGGCAAGAAAGCAAGACCTAAGAACTGCTAACTCTGGAATAGCTGCTCAAGGGACATTCCATTGCTACAAATCACAAGCTGGACAGTCTAATCTGACTTTTAATACAGCTTATATGAAGAATACATATACAACATCAGATTTTTGAGGGAATCTTACAGAAGAAGAGACTAAAAGAATGAATGCAGATATAATCTGAAAACCTTATGTAAATGCTACTAACTGAGATATAGTAATTGGTAAAGATGGAGTATATGCAATAACTATTCAATGTATGTTTATAGCACCATCATGATATAGTGTATCAAGCTCTTATAACTATAAATTCTATGTAGCTTTAATGCTAAACTGAAATCCTGATACATGGACTCAGTCAAGAGGATGCTGAACTAATGATGCTCTATCATTAGCATTTACATGAATATTTAGAGCATGAGATAGAGTCAATGTCTGATTCTTACATACTTATACTACTAATCCATTTACAGTAGTTCCTGAGATAAATCTCTACAGATTATCGTAAATCCACCAAAAAAGAAAATCTGAATATAATGGAGATACAAAAATTTTATCTCCATTTTTCAATAGGATGAAAAACTTTTGGACTAAATTTAGCGTAACTAAGCTTGTATTCTTACTAATGACTCTATGTCTAGTATTCCAAGCTGTATATCTAACTTTACAATGAGTAGAAACTAGCTTATTCAATAACTGTATGCTGGCTATTATATCTTTCTATTTTGGGCAGAAAGTATGAAAGACACAGTCAGATCCTTTAATTGATAATGATTCAGAAGATGACAAAATTTAAGGCATATATAACAGATCCTAAAAATATTGCAGCTTTTATCATTTTCTGCTTTTGACTTTGATGAATGCGAGCTACTATGAATAACAGAATCTCTTTATTAGAGGAGAAATGCCATGAAGTAGATACAGTAAAAGCTCAGATGTATGAGATTCAAACGAGTTTAGCAGAGATAAAGACAGATTTAGTGCGAATTAAAGCTAATTTACCTAAATAAACTAGACAAACCATGTACGAATACAAAATCTACAGATCAGAATTATGATGGCAGATATATCGTAAGAAGCAGATAGGAAGACTTATGATAGTACAGTATTTGAATTGACATGGATTATGGACTCCGAATAAGTGAGCTGCGAGGACTTTCTATCATGAATGAGATGCTATATCTGCACTTACAGTCATGAAGAAAAAAGATGAGAAGAACTCTGACAAATAAGTCAGATTTTATCATTTTATAGAGTATGATAACCTTTTTAGAGCAAATAATAGAGGGGCTAATCAAGCGATGGAGAGATAAACAATTCAGAAAGAAGATTTTAGACTATAAATCTAAGCTGAATGAGAAAAAAGAGTCATGAAAGACCAAACAGGATAGTGGAGATTAACTGAGTGCAATGGAAACTAAACAGAGTGATAGATAGAACTGCTACAGATGTACACCATCTGGTATGAGTCTGTAATAAACATTTATATAATGTAAATATAGATCAGAATAAAAAGAGAATGCCAAGAAGAGACCATGTTGCATTAAATAACTTCTTTAAGGATAAACAGAATCCTAGAGATCAATTAAAAACAGTATACGAGATAGTAAAGGAAGTATTGACTCCATGAGTAAGGAGAGAGCTATACACAATACTATATGAGACAGATGATGAAATGTTTTATATCCCAGAACTAATAAAATGAAAGAAACACAAGGAGAAATCGCAGAAACAAATAAAAAAAGAATCTGCAGATATGGACTCCAAATAGAGTCATGCTCAAGATGCTTATTTGAGAACTTATGCAGGATTCAAGATCAAAAGAAGAATATGGTTGATTAGCTATCGTAATTGGAGTGTATTGGTTAAGGCAATATACTCCTCCCATAAAATAAGTTTTATACCTTAACTATAATAACTATGCCAAAACCAAGAGAGTATTACACTGACCAAAATGGTGTATTATGGCTAAAATGTTGAGACTGCTTAGAATTTAAGACAAAAAATGATTTTTATAAAACAACATGAAGCCTATTTAATCTGACATCTAAATGTAAATCATGTATGTCAAAGAGGACAAAACAACGATGTAGAGATAATCCTGACAAAAGAGCAAAAAAGTCAGAAAGATATAGAGAAAACAACAGAGAGAGAATAAAAGTAATGAGAAAAGAATGGACAGATGAATGGAATAAGAAACATTGATTTAATATTAAAACATTCCATATAAAAGCTATACGTTGGATAAAAAAATATAATATGTATCCAGATAGGTGTCCAATATGCTGAGAAATAAAGAAACTGGAGTTTCATCATACAAGTTATAAATCTTTAGATATGCGATGTATATGAGTAATATGTTGTAAACAGTGCCATTCCAAAATTCACTGTTGAGAAATATGATGTCCGACTCCTATAAATATCACAGATGCTTTATGTCAATTCCAAGACAATAATGCGAGGCTACAGTCTGAGTAGAGCCGACTTTAGAGAACTTTTATATCATAAATATTTTGCTATGGAAGAAGAATTAATCAATGGATGTCTGTGAACATGAGAAAAAGACACAGACTTTTTAATGACAGGGGAGATGGTAGAGACTTTACCAACTCTAGAGCTACAAGATACTCAGATATATGAGTACGATCAAAGCTGAACTCCACATTGTACTTTATACTCTGCATTTGGTGCAGTATCAGATTTATTCAACTATGAATTTACTCAAAAAGAGATAGATGAAATGGTAGAAGAATCTTATAAGAGAGGTAGAATAAAATGACAATGATGGTATATAAAAGATGCAGTAAATCTAGTGGCTGACTATTGGAATGAGCATCATGCTAAACTATGAAGAGTAGTTTATTATAGATTCCCTATAAAAGATACAGAACTTGTAGATAAAATTCTGACTAAGAACTATACATTATGTAGCTGATATGATGGAAATTCGGCATATAATAAAGATAGAAACGATGGAGTATTAAACTGAACTTCATTCTGATATCCTACATATTGACATGCAGTATCATGGATCGGAAGAAACTGAAAGAGATACATAAAAGATAACTACAAGGGAAGAAAAAGCTGAAATATACCAACGAATATATACGAGGTAGAGCATGAGCCAAAGGAATTAGTAGAATGATGATGTTTCTGCTATAGTGCATATCTATATACAAGAGTAGATAATGTAGAAGAGATAAAGAGATTAGAGAAATTTAAGACATCAGTAAATGTAGCAATAGAATTAAACAGCTCAATATGGCATCTTACAAATGATGAGAACTATAAGAATGCACTACATAAAATGAATGATGAGAATAGAAAGAAACTAAAAACAATAGAGGCACAGCTAAAAAAATATGTATAAAATCCACCAAAAAAACAAATCTGACTATAATGCACTCAAATGAATTGAGTGCTTTTTATTTTTCTCTCAAACCTAAATGGCATACGATTATAATAAATTCAAACAAGCTTACGAATGACTAAACGATGAGCAAAAGAAACAATTTGATACACAATATGCAGATAATACGAACTTTCAGAGTTTTAAGAAACAATATGCTCAAGAGAACAATACTCCACAGCAGACTCCTAATGAGTCTAATTTTAATAATCAGAACGATAAGAACTGACAAAACTCTACAAATTTTAATAGTCAACAGCAACCTATACAGCAGGATTCAACATATCAAGATACTAAACAGAATCCTAGAGCAATGACTTTAGATGAATGGAATAATTCTGACCTAAAAAAACAATGGGATGCTCAAAATAAACAAGTATCTCCTGATTTAGACCAGTCTAAATTCTGAACTGCACCATGACAAGTAACAGTTAAGGAATGAACAGCACAACAGACAGGGAAACCTGACTATCAAATCAGTACAGATGCTAGACTAAATGAAATGAAGTCTAATCTAGACCAATATTTTGCTACAAGTCCACGAATGTTTCAAGATAGAGAAACATTCAATAAGATGTTTGACTATAACAACAGAGAATCTGAAGCTCAGAAACAGCTTTTAGATAGTTATTGGAAGAGAAAGGAAGATATGGATAAAGCTAGTCAATATACTAGCTGAGAATCTATAAATAACTGACTAAAAAACTGACAGATAACAACAGACCAACTAAATCTGATTAAAGAGTATGATCCAGAAGCTTATAGACAATGGCAACAGCAACAGGAAGAAGAGATAAAACTCAGAATAGTAAATAATATCGTTCCTCCTTTATTGGAAGATATTTCTAACCAATTACAAGGAATGATGAATAGTCTGTGAATACAGCCACAAGATGCTTTACAGATAGAAGAAGTCTATAATTCTACTATGGAAAGCACATGAGCATATCAGACTTTACAAGATGCTAATAACACAGTAAAAGAGATAGAAGCAGTAAATAATAAAATGACTTCTATAATGAATAGATATGCTGCGAGTACATGAGGAACTGTATCAGATGCTCTAGCTGCTGCAAGAATGCAGAAAGCTCTAGCACCTTACCAACAGCAGATGCAGGGACTACAGTATCAGTATCAAGATTATGCTAATCTATATAGTCAGAAATTAGCAACAGCTAATCAAGCAGCACAAGTAAGGCAAGCACAAGCACAAGAGAATCAGAGAGTATGGAATCAGAGATTAACAGCTCTAGGATTTGCTATGCAAGCAAGTAGTTATAGAACTCCAGAACAACAAGCACAATTACAATTACAGACTCAGCAAGCTCAAAATGAGATGCAACTCTTACAGCAGTCAAAATTAAATGATTTGAATTTATATAATCAATATGCTACAGCTAAACTACAGAATCAATTACAAAACGAACTAACAGACCTAAGTGTAGAAGATGAAGCACAATTAAAAGCTAATCTCAACAATGTGCTAGACTGATATTATAATCAACGATGAGCCATAATTCAAAGACCTCAGGCTGAAGTAGTAGAAGATGTAATAGCTTATGCTAAGGCTAATTGAATAACTGTGGCAGAAGCTCTAAGGAAAAACTTTATAGAGCCATTGCAGAGTAAGAAAGAATATAAAACTAAAATATCTCAAGATTATTGAATGGATAAATACCAACAGCAATATTCTTATACGATAGATGAAGATGGTAATATAAAAATATCAGCTTCATGATATGGAGAAATTCCAGATAGTGCTTTCAAAACAAGAGCAAGCAGACAAGATGCTTATGAAGATGTATATGAAAATTCTATAAATTGGGAAAGTTATATACAAAATTTAGCATGATCTATAAAAGATGGAAGCTATGGAGGACAATGTGGGGCTTTCTGTAATGATGTATTGATATGAGGATGAGAATCTAAAGTTTTCTGAAATACACTACAAGATAAAATAAAAGCTTGTAATGTAGATAAAGATGAATGACCACAGACATGATATGCAGTAGTATTTGACTTATGATTTACAAGTAAAGACTGAGAAAATCATGGGCATGTATGATTTATCTCTAATGTAAATGGAGATGGAAGTATAGATGTAATAGAGAGCAACTGAAAAAGCGATGAAACTATCCATGTAAAGACATATTCAAAGGCTATGGTAGATAAAATGGTGGTATGATACTATAAACCATCTAATTATGATATGCAAAAAGAAGTTATAAATACTTATGAAACAGTATCAGAAACTAAACCTTATGAATGAGTATCTAAAACGACAAAGACAGGGGCTAAAGTAAATGCAGGAGGATGGATTACAGACTTAGAGAATGAATATATAAAAGAGAAATGGGACAATAAAGATGTAATGAATCAGACTCTAAATTCTTATTGAATTAGTATTCAAGAATATAATGCACAGAAAAAGAAATACCTAGACTATACTGCTAAAGTAAGTCTAATAGAAGATACTAAGAAAATGTATGATGCAGTAAAAGATTTATTAGAATGGAATAAGAAAAATAGCTCTTCTGGGGCTTGAAGCAGACATAGTGGACAGATAGATCTAGCGACTTATGAGGCTATAGCAAATGGTACTCCTGTAGATACATTCCGATGGGGACAAAGTAAATTTGATCAACAAACTGCTAACTGAGTAAATAAATATAACTATCTTAAAAACTCTCAATTATTAGAAAAATATCAAGAATTAAAGAAAGCATGAGCTACATTCTGAGCTATGCAAAAATCTGAATGGGATTTGGTATGATCTGCTGCTTCAAATTTGAATTGGCTATCTACAGATGCAGAATTTGAGCAGAATTTGACAGATATGCTAAATCATTACAGCAATATCTTAGCAGATGCTGGGGTAGAATGATTTTATAGTACAGATATTTAATTTATATAAATATACAAGATGGTAGGAAACAATATGCTACAATCATTTAGGGCTAACACAGGGGCATTCCCTTGACTATCTGCGAAATCTACTAAAGATATTAAAGATAAGTCAAAGAATATCAGCGATAATTCTTTTGAGCAAATGCTCTTACAGGATGATATGTATTCAGTAGAGCTGACAAAGAAAAAGCATGAAGACTTTATGAAAGATAGGCAGAATTGAAGAATGGAAATGAAAGAAAAAGCTAAAGATTCTAAATTTGAGAAAGAGAAAAATACAAATACATCTATGGATAGAATGGGAATTTTAGCTGATATATATAGGCAGTATGGATATGAACATGGTAAAGACCGAGATTCTATTCCAGATGATGAATTAGTATCAAGATTCAATTCTAAAAATCCACAAGCTAAAAAATATGCTGATAGCTTCCTTACATGAAATGGAGAAAGTGAATATAAACTAGCTCAAGAACTGTGAATAGTAGGGACTCCTTGAAAGAAAAATGCAGAAGAAGAAACATGATGGGAGAAAGCAGCAGATGTAGGAGTATGAGTATTACAGTCTCCATGAAAACGATGATATAATATAGTATGACAATGGATAGATAGATTAGGTAAACGATGAGCTGAACAATTAGAGTGAAGCGAATTACAGAAGTGGGTACAGAATAAAGCTGTAGAGCTATTTGGAGAGGATGCAGTAAAAGAATATCAGCAACAAATGGCAGAAAAAGAAGCTAATTGAACTGAATTTAATGGAAGAGAAGCAACAGATATTAGAACTCCTTTATTATGAGAAGAAAGAGCTAATAGTAAATATACTAAGGCATGAGAAGTAGTTGGAGATATAGCTTCATGAATCGCTCTTACAGCACCAATGAGTGCAGCTTTAGCACCTGCTATGGCATGAGGTAGTCTATGAGAAGCTGCTTTATTATGAGCTGTAGAATGATGAATAGATACATTAGCAACTCAATATGGTAGTCAATGAAACTTAGATATAACTCCTACACAAGCTATATTGTGAATATGAGGTGGTGCTTTATGATGAATGCTTACAAATAAATTAGCAAATCTACCTAAAAAAGAATTACAAGATGTAAGGAAAGAAGCTGAATCTTATATAGACAAATCTATAAGACCAACTGTAAAAGGTAAACAAAGCCAGCAAGCTTATGAAAAATTTGTAGATGATACATTAGATATAACTGACTGGATGAGTAAAAATAAGAATGTAATACAATATACAGATGATGCTGGAGAATTAGTTACATGAGAACTGCCAAAGAATCTGAATCAAGCAAGAGAATCTATGTGAAATCTTAAAAAGTATTTCTATGACCAGTATAATACTATAGCAAAAGAAGCTGGAGATGCAGGGGCAAGAGTAGATTTGAATAAAGTATTTAATGAATTAGATGATTTAATAGCAGATCCAGCAACAAATATTGCTAATCCATGACTAAAGAAAGTAATTGAATGATATAAAGATACATTGCTTCAATATACAGATGACTTATGAAAAATATCTATAGAAGATGCTCAAAGTCTAACTCAGAATTATAATAAGATATTAGAAGCATATTTCAAAAATCCATGAGCTTATGCTAATGATACAAGTAGAAATATTATAATAGCTCAAATGAATAGATGAGTAAAAGATGCGATAGATGATTCTATGGATGAAGTATTAAATGCAGCAATAAATAATGGATCTAAAGCTTCAGATACATATAAATACTGGAAGCACCTATATGGTAAAGTAAAAACAGTAGAAGATGAACTATCAAAGAGTGCTTTAAGAGAAATGAGGAAGAATACAAAGTGATTATCAACTGATATTGTAGATGCTTTAGCTGGTGGAGAGTTTGCTAAATCAATACTTACTCAAGATCTAGGAGGAAGTGTACAAGGTGCAGTAATGAAATGAATAAATAGTTATAATAAATATCTGAATAGTCCAAATACTCAATTAAATAAGCTATTCAAGCTGGTAGATAATATAAATAATTGAACTACAGCATCTCCTGTAATGTCAGCTGTAGGTAAAGTAACTAAACCAAATATAGTAGCATCTACTACTACAGCATTGAAATGAGAAGAAGATAAAGAATAAAATAAAAAAGTCTCCATTTAGGAGGCTTTTTTAGTAAGTCTGATTACGAATAATAGTCCCTTGATTATCAATTACGATATTGAGTTTTTGCTCTAGCTGAGTAATCTGCTCTCTATCTACTTGATTAAAAGCAATGTGCTGAGACCAATATCCCCACCAAAAATAAATAATGATAGGCTGTAAGAATATTGCTATAAGCAATACGATAAATTGCCATGTCTTCATTGTTTAGTCATTAGCATATAAACACATATATTATACTCAGAAAAAATATAGAATGCAAGAGATTTTAATAAAATAAAAAAAGTCTGATTTCTCAGACTCTTTTTGAGGAGTTTTATGTGATATACCATTCACAACTAAATTTTGAAATGTAACCACTGTTTTTATAATCTACATACATTATTAGTAAGTTACATACATACTATATGCTTACGGTAAGGTGAGTAGTCTTGGCTCAAAACCTCCTCCTTAACATATACTTTTTTTTATACAGTTTTCAATGCGAAAATGTTTCACAAACTGCTTTGTGAACGGTATATGTTAAGGTTTTTGAGTCAAGCACCATACGATCGTTATGGCTACTACATCACATATTCATACTAAATGCTTCCGTACAAGTATGTCGCAGTGGCTTGTGAGTATACAGACCTCCTCACAACTGACACTCCAATAATTTCTTATTGCTCGGTGGCATTATACTCAAAAAATCAAAAGTGGTGGATTATTTTCTAAAAATATATAATTATGTACCCTTTTTGATTAGTTATTACAATTTACAAGCATAAAAACTAAATCAGACTTTTTTATTTTTCTTGTAGTTCTACTAAAAATCCACCAAAAAATAAATTCTGACTATAATGCTACTCAGTTTATATTGAGTAGCTTTTTTATGATAGTACGAAAAAGTAGAGAAGAAAAATCTGATACTTCTTGGCAGATAAA